GGACTCGTATGGAATAGTAACTACTGGTGCAGGAACAACAACTGTTACTGATGCAAATAAAAATTTCCCAACAAACTATCTGGCAGGAAAAAGACTCCGTTATATTGCTGGAACCGCTTCTTCTTCTGCTGGTACAGCAACCGTAGAAGTTTCAGTAACGTCAAATACTGGAACAGTAATTACTATACCTGCATTAACTTCCAACGCCACAGATACATTCTATGCAATTTATGAAATTCCAGCAAGAAGCACAGGTATTAATATAACATGGCTGTATGGTGTTTCCGATGTAGATAAAAAGGGAAGATGGTTGATTTCTCCCCGTGGCGGTGGTTCAAATATCTTTGATATATTTGACATCCCAACATCAACTTGGGAAATTACGCCATTCGTTACACCAATTACAACTACTTTGACTACGGGTTCCATGTATGCATATGACGGAGTTGATTCGTATTACTTCACCAAAGACGCTACAAACCGTATTTATCAACTAGATCTTTCTAAGTTCCAAGTAGAAGCAGCAACATCTATTCCATATGCTCATAGCACAGCAACCCTCAGCAATAAATTTGAAATTGTAAAAACTGTTGATGGTTTAACATATCTGTACGTCATGCGTCATACTGGTCAGGAAATGTGGCGTACTCTTAAGTTCTGGTAAGTATGCAATATAACATAAATATTAACACATGGCATTAGATTTTCCTACATCACCAGCACTTAATGAAATTTACACATTTGGTGGTCGTTCATGGCAATGGAACGGCACTGCGTGGGATGTTTATAGTCCTGCAGGTGGATTAACGCAATATGTTTCAAAATTAAATGGTCTTTGTGGGTCCATTAATATTGCTGCAGGATCTTCTATATCTGTAACACCAACAGGTAATACTCTAACAATTGCCTATACTGGTGGAGGTGGTGGAGGTGGTGGTGCCACTGGTGCCACTGGTGCCACTGGTGCCACTGGTGCCACTGGTGCTACTGGTGCCACTGGTGCTACTGGTGCCACTGGTGCCACTGGTGCAGATGGTCAACCAGGACAATCTTCAAATTATTACAATTATAAAGTTCATACGACAACCCAGACTCCACCTACTGGAAATGGTGAAATAAGATATAATAATGCCACCCAAACTAGTTCAACAATACTATATCTTGACCATTTAGATAACAATGGGGATGACATTGACATATTTCTTTCATTGCTCAAGCAAAATGATAATTTAATAATTCAAGATGCCAGTGATTCAAATAATTACCAAACTTGGAGAATTAATTCCGCTCCAACAGTAATTTTAAATGATTATACGAGTATTCCAGTAACTGGAATTACTTCTGCTGGAACCGGGACATCAGGATTTTCAAACAACCATCAAGTTTTGTTTATTGTATTTTCATCTCCAATTGCTACTGCATATGTTGAATCTTTGCGTGGATTAACTGGTGCTATTGGTTTGACCAACGGTTCTGGAATAGGTCTATCAGTTTCTGGAAACACTCTGACTGTTTCGAATACTGGAGTTTTGAATATTGACGGTAGTACTGGGGCTATTACAAATGTTGCTCGTACAAATGTAGATAATAATTTTAGTGCATCACAAACTACAGTAAGTACAATAACTGCAAATTCTACGTCTTTACAACCTACTTCAATATTTCATTATTATGATTCTAGTACAAATTCACAGTTGTGGCAATCTGCTGATGCAAATTCAACAATAACATTTCCGAATTATACTACAACTCTTGCAGGACTTGCAGGCACTCAAACTTTTACAGGAACAAATACTTTTAGTACTTTAACAAACTTTACTTCAGGAATCAGTGCAGCAGGAGGAACTTTCACCGCACTCACAAGATTCAATTCAGGTATTAGTTCAGCAGGAGGAACTTTCACCGCACTCACAAGATTTACTGCGGGAATTAGTGCTTCTGGAGCAACCTTTAGCGGCAACATCTCTGCACCAAATATTGTTAACAGTTTCAACGGAATCACAGGTGCAGTCACAGGTGTAGCATCTATTCGTGGTCTTACTGGTACTGTTGGAATCACCAATGGCAATGGAATTGGTCTGAGTGTATCTGGTCAGACTATGACCTTCAGTAATACTGGAGTATTGAGTATTGATGGGAGTACTGGTGCTATTACAAATGTTGCTCGTACAAATGTAGATAATAATTTTAGTTCTGCTCAAACCATAGATGCACCAGGTGCATATCTTGAAATAATTAATAGTGCTACCTCTACCGTTTTTACTCTTACTCCTGGTTCGGGTATTGCAATTAGTGATTCAATTAATTTTCCTCAAACATTACAGTTTAATCAGGCAGGTACTACTACTACAGTTACTCTTCCTAATTATACTACAACTTTAGCAGGTCTTTCTGGTAATCAAACCTTCACCGCACTCAATACCTTTAATGCAGGTATTAGTGCTTCTGGTGCAACTTTATCATCTAATACAATAATTCCTTCTGGTTCTACGTTAACAGTCAATGGAAACTTTGTTGCCAACGGAAATGTAAATCTAGGTGATGCCGTAACAGATGCAATTACTGTTACTGGTCTTTTGGCAGCAAATGGTGGGTTGAGTGCAGCAGGAGGAACATTTGCTAATGATATTAGAGTAAATAGTATGACAATTGGTAGAGGAAATGCCAATATTGATACCAATATTGCATTTGGAGCAAGTGCATATTTCTCGGGTACTACTGGAGCAAACAACCTTGCAATTGGAAGAAATACTTTAAGACTCAATCAAGCAGGAGATTTTAATACTGCAATTGGAAATGGGGCACTCGGAAACAATGTTAATGGAAGAAATAATACTGCAATTGGAGCAAATGCTTTATTAAATACAACCACCAACAATTGGAATTCAGGACAAGCAGAATACAATGTTGCAGTTGGAGGAAGCGCCCTACAAACTAATACCACTGGTTCATACAATCTGGCAGTAGGAACTTCTGCTCTTGGTGCCAACAGCACAGGAATTGAAAATATTGCAATTGGAACATATTCACTGATTCGCAATAATAGTGGCAGTGATAACGTTGCAATAGGACACCAAGCTCTTGGTGCAGGCTTTGGATCTGCAAATGCACTGACTGAAAATATTTCGATTGGTTGGAACAGTTTATTCAATACAAATACTACCAACAGAAATACCGCAATTGGATCAGAGGTAGGATTTAGAAACACAACTGGCGCATCCAATACTTTGATTGGTCGTAGAGCGTTATACAATAATATTACAGGTAGCGAAAATGTTGCAATTGGTTCTCTAGCAGGTGAATTTGCTGGCACTGCAGGACAAACACTAGGCAGTTCAAATGATTCAATTTTTATAGGATTCCAAGCACGTTCTGGAAACACAACTTCAAGTAATGAAATTGTGATTGGTTCAGATGCTGTTGGTTTGGGTAGCAATACTACGGTTATTGGTGCAACAAATGCTACATCTGCAACAATTTATGGATTGCTAAATGCTCCAAGTGGTATTAGTGCTTCTGGTGGTACTTTTGGTTCAAGACTCTATACGAGTGGTGCAATGATTGCTGATGGTGCAGTTGAATCTGGTTTTAACTGGTGGCTGAGAGGACCTCAATGGCTAGACCCAAATGGAAGCCGAATTCGTACTCTTTACAACTGGGGTGGACCAACCTATTCAATTGATTTTAAAGTTTCTGCACCCGGTGGAACCGATGAAACAACAAGATTTAATATTTCTGCGACTGGTGTTTCTGGTGGAACTGCATTTTTCTCTGGATTATTGAACGCATCAAACGGTATTAGTGCTGCTGGTGGTATAACTTTCACAAACAATGTGCAGGCAAATGGCTATATACTTTCAAGTAATGCTAGGAGTTGGTTCTTATGAAACGTGGAACTAGAAAATCTAATAATGGTTATATTGGTTACGATCAATACGCAGTGTCTCAAAATGGAATTGTTGGGGCTAATAAATTATATTCTGCAAGATTAAGAGAGTTTCCAACATACCAATTGGGAAATACAGCAAATCAATTTGGAATAAATGGTGGTAATTATCAACGTCCCAGTGACTGGCCTGCTTTGCCATCGGTTACAGCAGGGAGTCAGCAGATTGCTGGATTATTTGCCGTATTTAATAATGAGTCTAATATTTGTGCAGTACAAATACAAGGTGCATATAATGTAAATTGGGGAGATGGTACTACCGGAGCTTTTTCAAGCAATTCAGTTGCAACTAAAAGATATGACCAAACAACATATGCTGGTTTGACTTCCAGTATTGTTACAAGTCGGGGTGGTTCTTATAAAACCGTTTTAATTACAATTACACCACAGACTGGTCAAAATTTTTCAACAGTAAATTTTGCCGCTACACCAACTGGTATAACAGGACTTAATAGTTTTCATTCAACTAATTGGCTTGATATAAGAATGGCTGGTAATGTTTTTGGTACAGTTAACGTTTCTAACTGGTATTCTACTGGAATATCTTCCAGAATGCTGGAACAGTTTGAATTTGTTGGTCCTGCTCCCATATCAGGTTTTAGTTTTATTAGTTGTACATCATTAAAGAAAATTGTTGCATTTCCATCTACTGCTACAATGTCTAGCTGGGGATCAAATTTTCATACATGTTATGCTTTAGAAGAAATACCAGCATCCCTTTTAGATGGGCTTGTAACCGGAAGAGCATCTGGAGCAGCTAATTATGTTTTTTATGCTTGCAATTCTTTTGTTGATTTTCCTGTTGCGGCATTTAATACAAGAAATTTGACTACAATGACGGGATTTTTTCAATCATGTAGTAATTTAAGACAATCCCCGCGGATAGATACTTCATCTTGCACAAATTTAAATTCTATTTATTATGATTGCTGCATGTTGGAAGAAATACCGTATCTTGATACACGAAGAAATACAGATTTTGGTAGCATGTTTGCAGTTTGTACAAATTTAAGAACAATTCAAAGTGAATTATTGGGAGCCAGTGGAACAGCTTTTAATTATATGTTTAATGGTACTAAATCATTAAAAACTATTCCAAAAATAAACACTTCAAATGGAACAAATTTTCAAGGTATGTTTAATGGTGCAGCCTCAGTTCAAACCATACCACAGTATGATTATTCAAAAGCAACCGACTTATCATTTTTTGGTCGTTACTCTGGTCTGAATACTTTACCTACATTTAATACCACTTCGGCTCTTACAAACACATCATACATGTTTGATTCGTGTGGAACTTTACAAACAGCCCCAAGCATAACAAACATGTCAAACGTCACAAATACACAATTTATGTTTAATGGTTGTTGGAGTCTAAGAACTATTCCTTCAATAACAATGGGCAACGTAACTACTTCTGGAAGTATGTTTACGGGAACGCAGGCACTTTTGTCTGTTGGTATGACCGGAATATCTTTTGCATGCAATTTTACCAGTAGTATGATGGGACCAACAGCGTTGAATGATTTGTTTAGTTCATTGGCTACTGTGGGAGCCTCTGGAGCAAACGCACGAGCTATAACTATAACAGGAAATTGGGGAGCATCATCTCCTAACATTAATAGAAGTATTGCAATTGGAAAAGGATGGCAAGTAACAGGATGAATTTACCAAAAAACGATACAACAGGATTTTATAAAAATATGGGTGATTATGTGGCATTTGCTAAAAATGTATGGGATGTCAATCTTTATTATGAAAAAAAAGATGACTATATATATCCAGTAAATGATTGGTATTGGTTCAATGATGCTGAATTAGCCAGATTATTTTTTAATATGATTGATTGTTTAATAAAACCAGACCAGACTCATATTGATATAGATCCATTAATTTTTGATCCTGCCTCAAGACCAAAAATTTAAAATAAGGAAACAACATGCCAGAAACATATAAATCAATTTTAACAAATTTGGGAACTACAGCAGCAACAACAATTTATTCCGGTACAAGCGGTTCTGCTTTGGTAAACTCTATCAATATTGCTAATGGTAGTACATTGTTTTCTAATTTATCTGCAGTTGAAGTAGTTAGAGGATCAACAGGGTATTATTTGGTATTGGGTGCACAATTACCAATAGGAGCCGCTTTGCAAATTTTAGATAATACTTTAGTTATGCAAGCAAATGATACCTTAAGATATACTGCAGGATTTACTTATCCTACAAGTATTATTGTATCAACATTAGAAATTACTTAATTAAAGGAAATACGATGGCACTTGAAAAATCAATAACTTTAGATACCGCAAACCCATTTAAATCTGCATATGATTATCTAAAAACTCTTGATGAGTTTCAGGGCTCAATAGATGTTTGACATATGAATATTATATGATATAATACTTATATGCTTCTAGAATATTTTAAAGATAATCCGTACATCCCAGATCCAAACTTTCAGACCAAGATGGCAGCATGCTTTGATCTTGCTGCATACATTCCAAAGAATGAAAAAGTCAAAGTTTACTCTGGCAAAGAATGTATGGATGTCTCCCCAATATATGACTCTGAGAAGGAAGACTCCTATGTTTGCCTAATGCCCGGAGAAAGGGCTCTAATTCGCACAGGATTGACTTTTAAGCTGCCCGATGGTTATTCCCTCCGTCTACACCCCCGGTCAGGGATGGCCCTTAAATACGGTCTTACGCTTACAAATTGTGAAGGTGTCGTGGATGAGGATTATACCTACGAGACCAAACTTATTATGATGAATACCAATAGCAAGGATTCCATCAAAATTTATAATAAGGACCGTGTAGCACAGGCAGAACTAGTTGCCTATGAGCAGCCTCTACTTGCTGAAATTCAATTTCGTCCGACTCTAAAGTCAGACAGAATCGGTGGGTTCGGTAGTACTGGTGTCAGATGATTTCTTTGGAAATTTAATTGATTTAAATTCTTTCCAAGCAAACCATATTACAACAGCCAAGATAACCACATACCAAAAACTCCATTCGGAGGCTTGATTGGGAGATCCAAAGAATGGTTCTTTAAGAACGCTGTGAATTTGGTTTCCTTGTTTGTCCAACGGAGAAATAATTTGAGGCGATGTGCACGATACTAGAAATAGAACCATTGGAATCAAATATTTCATGATTTATTTCCTCCTGCGGCTGTACCAAAGTAGAATCCAACTACCGCCAAAAGAACTTGACGATTTTCTTCAGCAAACAAATATCCAGGAATTTCTACAAAGTATTTGCGTGTTGTTTCTGGAACCAATCCAAAGAAACTTTCAGGTTGTTTTTGAGTAAACTCGGCAAAGGTTGAAATTCCAAAAAATGGTAAGACAAATGGGGCAGCAACTACGGCAAATAGACAGGCCAATACGATCAGTTGTCTTACTCCCTTTCCAAGATCAATTGGAACTCTTTGAGCAGCCTTGTCTTGATTATCTGTGGTTTGCTTATTGGCCTCAATTGCCATCTTAAACATGTCTTTTTGATCTTGGGCTCTTTGTGCCCAGTAACGAAACAGGAATCCCGTCACTCCTCCACCTAGCAAAGATATTAATTCTGTTGGCATATTACCTCAATTCTTTTGATGTGAAAGTTGTAGTTCAATCGAATTACGAATAGATTCAAAAATATCCATAAAATTCTTTTCTTGAATTAGTATTGGTTCAAAATCTTTGTGCCATTGCATCAATACAAATCCAACATTTGTTCCCTTGCTTTTTAAAGGTAAGCAAGAAAAATGAGAAATGTTTTCATCTTCAAAGAAATGTCTTGCATGGCTGTCTGTTGGGAAAGACTCAACTGAATGAATGACTGCACTATTTTGTGTGACTTTATTCAATAAAGGAACAAATAAAGAACATTGAGTTCCTTTGAGTTTTCCTACTTGTGAAACATATCCTTTATGGGAAGATTCGTGAGTTATTGAAAACTTTAACATAGAAATGCCATCCATGAAATATTCTCCATTATGCAGTTGCAAAACGGTGGATCTCATGCTACGGCCTTCAAGACGAAGTTCTGTAAGTAGTTCGTGGATTTCTGTATGGATTGTATTAAAACTGTAATTTGTTTTATCTTTATTCCAAAATTTTTTAATTCCGTATCCGAGTCCCGCCAATCCGGCTACCCCATACGCTGAAAGTTCAAATATTTTAGAAAAATCCATTGATAAACTCCATGTCTTAATATTTATATTTGACAGGGTGTTAATATGTGATAGAATGTTAATCTATGATGACCAGAGAAGAATTATTTAAATTACACGAAGAAATTTGCAAAGAAGCCATCGAACTCATGCGTAAAAAGAACAATGACTACGCATCTGGCGCAGATCCTTTCATGAATTTCCGAAGAGCGGAATATTTAGGTTTTGCAACGGCAGAACTTGGTGTTCTTATTCGCATGACCGACAAGATGTCAAGAATCTCCACTTATTTGAATAAGGGAGAACTCTCATTGCAGAATGAGAGTGTTTATGATGCAATTGTTGACCTAATTAATTACAGTGTTATACTTGCAGGGCTTCTCAAAGATAGAGAACCCAAGAAAGACTAATGAAATTTTATACTGCCTGTGCTTTGAAGGGGAACAAGGTTCTTGTTCGTGGTTATGACAATGGTGTTCGGTTTACCGACACTATTGCTTATAAGCCATCTCTATACATTAAATCTGATAGCCAATCTAAGTACAGGACTCTCAACAACGTCAACGTCAAACGCATGAAGTTTGACACGTTGTATGATTGCCGTCAATTCCTAGACCAATACAGAGACCTAGATGATTGCCCGATTTATGGAAACACTGATTTCGTCACTCAATATCTCATGGAGACTTATCCGACTGAGGTGGAATACGATCTTTCCAAGATCAAAGTAGCCTACCTAGACTTGGAATGTGAGACTGAGGGAGGCTTCCCAGACCTAGACAACCCCAATGAACGAATCAACCTTGTGACTATTCGTATCTGTGGTGTCAACTATGTTCTTACTATGAAGCCACTCACTTTGCCAGACTGCAAGGTTGTTATGGTTACCTCAGAGAAAGAACTTATCAAGAAAATCTTTGATATCCTTGCCAAGGAAGACATAGATATTCTTACAGGATGGAACATCAAACTCTTCGATATGCCCTATATAATAGGTAGGGCAAAGCTTTTCTTTGAGGAAAAAGAGATTCAGAGTTGGATGCCGTTTGGTTTGATGAAGATGCGTGAGACTAATATTGGTGGCAAGGATTACAAACTCTTTGAGTTTCCCGGCTACACGATCCTAGACTACATGGATCTTTACAAGAAGTTCAGGCTTGTTCCCAGAGAAAGTTACGCTCTTAACTTTATTGCAAAGGCGGAACTAAATGCTCAAAAACTGGATTACAGCGAGTATGGATCTTTGCGGGAGTTCTATACAAAAGATTTTCAAAAGTTTGCGGAGTATAACGTACAAGATGTCGTGCTGGTTGAACAGCTTGACAATAAGCTCCGATTGATTGATTTGGCGATCTCCATTGCCTATGAGGCAAAGATCACATTTGATACGGTCTTCTTCGCCACTCGGATCTGGGAGACCATTTGCTGTGACTATCTTGCCAAGCAATACATTGTTCCACCTCTAAAAACCAAGTATGCCAAGGATGAGCAATTTGTTGGTGCATATGTCAAGGAAGTTGTACCGGGACTCTACAAGAACATAGTCAGTTTTGACGCAACCAGCCTGTATCCATCCATCATCATGTCATGGAACATTTCTCCTGAAACTTGCATTCACAAAGATTCATCACTCAATGCTGATGATTTTCTTCGCAGCAAGCGTAAGGAGATTCCAGATATTATTGAAGATGCTGAAAGCCAGGATGCATGTGTTACCTGCAATGGTTCTTTCTTTACCCGTAAAGTCAAGGGCTTTATTCCAATCCTGATTGAGACCACTTTCAATCAGCGTAAGGAAGCCAAGAACAAGATGATGGAATTGAAAAAGGAATATGAGGAAACCAAGAACGCCGATCTTCTTCCACGTATCTCTGCTCTAGATATTCGTCAGACCGTAAAGAAGATTTTGGCAAATAGCCTGTATGGTTGCCTTGGTAATCCTGCATTTACATATTCATCTCCTGAACTGGCTACGGCAGTTACCGTGACTGGGCAAGTCATCATTCGTACTGCTGAGAATTCCATGAATGACTATATCAACAAGGTCATGAAGAATGAAGAGCCCAAAGATTATGTTATTGCAGTCGATACTGATTCGGTTTATTTGAATCTTGATGAAGTTATCACAAAAGTTTCAAGCAAGACTCCGATTGAAGATATCACTTCTTTCGTAGATGACATTTGTGAAAACAATATTCAGAAGCAACTAAACAAGGTCATGAAAGATCTGACTGGTATGTTGGGCTGCAAGAACAACAAGATTTCTTTCAAGCGTGAAGCCATTGCCTCTGCTGGAATGTTTGTTGCTAAAAAGCGGTATGCATTGCTTGTACACGACAATGAAGGAATTAGATATGCCGAACCTCAATTGAAGATCATGGGACTTGAGACTGCGCGGAGCAGCACTCCTGCAGTAGTCCGCGATAAGTTGAAGGACTGCATCATGATCATCCTGACCAAGACCCCCGAGGAGTTACGCGACTTTGTGAATATATTCTCTGATGAATTTATGAAGATGCCTATAGAAGATGTCGCTGCTCCTCGGGGTGTCAAGGGTATCAGTAAATATACTGATTCCTCTGACATCTATAAGTCTGGTACTCCAATTGCCACCAAGGCTGCATTGTTACACAATGCATACACCAAGAAGATAAAGCTTGACAAGGAACTTCCACCCATCAAGGAAAACGACAAGATTAAGTTTGTATTTGTCCGTGTTCCAAATCCATATGGCATGGGTGGCAGAGATGCAGTAATGGGATTCATTGGAAAGCCTCCTCCACAATTTAATCTTGAAAAATATATTGACCGAAAGAAGCAATTTGAAAAAACTTTTGGTGAGCCCTTAGACAATATTTTACAGGCCATTAAGTGGTCGATAAATGAACAAGTCACACTTGAATCCTTCTTTGGTTGAGGTATAATACAAATATGGGTCAGATTAATTTTAAAACAAATTCTAAATTAAAAATGTTGGAAGATATTGACATCGATAAGATTATTGATGATGCTAAAAGACCTATGAAGCAGTATTCTAAGGATACTTATCAGAGGAAGTATCCAAATCATACTCATGTAGATTTTGAAGTATTAAAACTAAAAGATGCAATAATCAAACAGTTGCAAGAAGAAGTTAAAAATTTGAAAGAAGAAATTGAAGATCTCAAGACTGATCTAAAGTCTATGATTGAAATGGAAAGTTAAAAAATGGTAAAGAAATTTAAATCCAGATACGGTGATGAACGAATTCTCACACTTCTTGAAGACGGATCTTACAAGGTCGAAGGTCGTACTCTGTATACTCGCCACGGTGATGGCTTATTTGATTTTGAAGGTGGCCCATGCTATATGGTTGGCGATAGACTACTTGACGTTGATGATGAAGTAATCATTGAATCACTAACAATTGATCAGAGCGTAGACAAAGAAGACTACGCTGCTGTTATTATTAATACAAGAAAGGCCAAGCGTGGCAAGTCCAAAATCTAAAAAGAATAAGATGCCCAAGTTGCTCAGATATCGTCGTCTATATGATGTTCTTACGGAATCCGAATCGGATTTCAAGAGCCGCATCACGGGAATGCCTGTATATCTTTTATTGAGTGAACATAGGTTGATTAGTGAGCAATATGGTGTAGAATCATTCAAGGCAAATGATCAGTTGACCGACAGAATATCTCTCATCTATGATAGACTGTCTCTTGTTCAAAAAGAAATCATGCAGACCTTTCATAACATGAATGATCAGTTGATGATATCCGATTATTATGCTGATCAAGCATACACAAAGAAAGAAAAGGAAAAGAATGTCGAAGTATCTACAAAATCTACTAAGTAAAATTAATAATCCCGATGCATCAATTGTTGCCGATGGTATTGACGGTGCAGATGTAACTGGGTTCATTGACACGGGCTCGTATGTATTGAATGCCCTGCTGTCTGGCTCTATATATGGTGGGCTTCCCAATAACAAGATTTCTTGTCTTGCTGGAGATCCCGCAACCGGAAAGACTTTTTATGCAATTGGAATGGCTACTCAGTTCCTTAAAGACCACAAAGACGGGCTTGTCATGTACTTTGACACGGAGCAAGCAGTCACTTCAGACATGTTTGAATCCCGAGGGATTGACACCAAAAGAATTGCGGTCATTCCTGTTGCAACAATCGAAGAATTCAGGACACAGGCTCTCCAGATCGTCAATGAAATTAATGAAACACCTGAAGAGGAACGCAAGCCAATCTTTATGGTTCTTGATTCTCTTGGAATGTTATCGACAAAGAAAGAAATGAGTGACACTGCTGAAGGCAAGGATGTTCGTGACATGACCAAGGCTCAGGTCACCAAGGGTGCTTTCCGTGTTCTTACAATTAAGCTTGGTAAGGCCAAGATTCCTCTTCTTCTTACCAATCATACTTACCAAGTAATTGGTTCTTATGTTCCTACAAAGGATCTCAGCGGTGGCGTTGGTCTGAAGTATGCTGCGAGCAACATTATAATGCTTTCCAAGAGCAAGGACAAGACAGACGAAGGCGTAGTTGGAAACTTTATTAAGTGCACCAATTACAAGAATCGTTTTGTCAAAGAAAACATGCACGTAGAGACTCGCTTGAACTATACTTCAGGTCTTAGCCGTTATTATGGCTTGACTGAGTTTGCAATCAAGTATGGGATCTTCAAGAAGGTATCTACCCGCGTTGAACTTCCAGATGGTAGCAAGGTGTTTGAGAAGAATATTGATGAAGAGCCTGAGAAGTACTTCACCAAGGATATCCTAGATAAGTTGGACGCACAGATTCAAAAGGAATTTAAGTATGGAAAAGGCTCCGAAGTATAAATTTTTACCAGATGATTCAAAGGATATTTCGCAGACATGTCCCATCTTAATCACTGAAGGAAAGTTTGAAGGAATTGTTTACCGTTATGGTAAGATTTCATTTAATGAAACTGAAACAGGTGATTTAAATGTCACTATGGATATCGAAATGATTACAGCCCCTGATAATTTTAATCAACAAGATAAAGATTTTACAGATTACGTTGGTGAAATATTTGTTGATATTGTTGAGAACCAAGCCGAAGTTGATACGACCAAAGATCTTGAAGCAGATGTTCATGAAGATCCTCTGGACAACGCCTAAAATAGTGATATACTAAAAACATGGAAACAGTTATTTTAAAGAACTTGGTTCTCAATGAGGACTATGCTCGCAAAGTTGTACCGTTCCTTCAAGATGAATATTTTCACGACAAGGCCGAGAAAACGGTCTTTAATATCGTGAGCAAGTTCATTCTGAAGTACAACAACATTCCAACCAAGGATGCTATTCTCATCTCTCTTGGAGATGAGAAGGGTCTTGGAGAAATGGAGTTCAAGAAGTGTTCATCTATTGCAGATGAAATGTACAAAGAAGGTGAGAAGTCAGACACCAACTGGCTTGTGGAGAACACCGAAAAGTTCTGTAAAGAAAAGGCCATCTACAATGGTATCATGGCCTCTATTGGTATTATTGAAGGTAAAGATAAGGAGCAAACCCAAAATGCAATTCCTGAGATTATGTCAAAAGCCCTTTCAGTATCCTTTGATACAAGAGTTGGGCATGATTTCCTTGAAGATGTGGATGAGCGGTATGAATATTATCACCGAGTCGAAGAGAGGACTCCGTTCGATCTGGAAATGTTTAATGTCATTACCAGAGGTGGTGTACGTAAGAAGACGCTGAACGTTGTAATGGCAGCATCTGGTGTTGGTAAGAGTGCATTCCTCTGCCATCATGCAGCAGCCTGCCTATCTCAAAACATGAATGTTCTATACATCACGCTTGAGATGGCCGAAGAGGAAATCGCCAAGCGCATTGATGCCAATCTTTTAGATACAGACATGCATGTTCTTGAGCAGATGCCTCTCAAGCAGTACGAGAGCAAGGTTGACAATCTTAAGCGTACCTGCCGTGGTAAACTGATCATCAAGGAATATCCCACTGCTGCTGCAAACGTGACCCACTTCAGAGTTCTCATGGAAGAACTGAAGATCAAGAAGAAGTTTGTACCTGATGTTATCTTTGTAGATTATCTGAACATCTGCTCCTGTGCTCGTTTCAAGATGGGCAACGGAATGAATAGTTACACCTACGTCAAGGGTATTGCAGAAGAACTTCGCGGTATCGCAAAGCAGTTCAATGTTCCTCTTTGGACGGCTACTCAGGTCAACCGTGAAGGTGCTAAGAGCAGCGACATGGAGATGACAGACACCTCCGAAAGCTTTGGTCTGCCCCAGACTGCAGACTTCTTCTTTGCTTTGATTGAGAATGAAGAACTTGCTGAAGCCGGCCAACTGGTTGTCAAGCAACTAAAGAATCGTGGCAATGATACCACAAAAAATCGTAAGTTCCTAGTTGGCGTAAACAAGTCCAAGATGAAATTCTACGATGTTGACAACTCCAGCAATAATCTTGTTGAGGCCAACAACACAGGTGAAGAAGGATTTGGTTCAGGTTCAGATCCGATTACGTTTGATCCAAAATTTGGTAAGAAGAAGAACAAGGCAGTCAACTGGACTTTTGAAGACGCTGCAAAATGAGCATATATATTGATAAGAAATATGTGAACATGGTTTCTGGAGCCCTTCAGAAGTTTAAGTGGAAGAAAGACAACCTAGCCACATGCAGATGTTTCGCTTGTGGCGACTCAAAGAAAAATAGATCCAAGACAAGGGGATATTTCTTTGAGAACAAGGGAAAATATGTTTACAAATGTCACAATTGCGGTATTGCTTGTAATTTATATTCTGTTCTTGAAAGTGTCAGCCCATCTCTCTGCAAAGAGTATGCGTTTGAAAACTTCAAGGACAAAAATCCAGAGCCGATTGAACGAGAGGAAACAGTTGTGCGTCAACCTATGTTCACGAATCTCGGAACCCGGCTCGACTTGCTCGACCCAACTCATAAGGCAGTAAAGTATGTTAAATCTAGAGAAATTCCTGAAGAAAAGTATTGCAATTTTTATTACTGCTCTGATTTCAGTCGGATCATGGCGGATTTTGACCGTGAAGGGACCAAGGAAGACAGACTCGTCATACCGTTCTATGACGAGGATGGGTCACTACTTGGCGTACAGGGGAGATCCTTTGAAGAAAAGAGGGATTCGATACGCTACATCACGCTCAAGAAAGACGGCGAAGAACGGCTTTGGTACAACCTAGATAAAGTAGACCCTCGGGAAACTGTATATGTTACTGAGGGTCCGATTGACTCCATGTTCATTCCCAATGGAGTGGCAATGCAAGGTGCTGGCTGGCTTGATACGATGCCTGCAAAGATTGCAAAGTCAAAGATTGTGTTTGTGTTTGACAACGAGCCTAGAAACTTAGAAATTGTCAACCTGATTGGTAGATATATTGACGCCGGACGAAATGTAGTAATCTGGCCCGAAGAAATAGAAAAGAAAGATGTCAATGATATGGTAAAGGTCTATGGAACCAATTTGACCATAAAATTGATTATCAACAATGTTTATTCTGGACTTAAAGCCAAAATGAAGTATACTTACTGGAAGAAGGTTTAAAATGGATGATAATGAAGACATGACAGAAGAAGATATCTTAAAGGCCAGTGAAGCCTATCTTACTTTTGTGCAGCGATTTGGTGAATACGTAAAAGAGATGGACCCAGGTCTGTGGTCCCGAGCACGAGAATATGCTGCGGACTTTACAAAGATTGATGGTGTGAGAGTTGAACTTGTAGATGAGGATGAAGATGACCGAGATACAGAACATAAAAATGGAGCAGACTAAGTACTTTGTCCTAGATCACGGACACGTTGATCTAGTGGACTATATGGGCTCTGATCTGAGTGTTGTTAATGCAGCAAGAGTTTCTTTCAATAAAGAAAGTTATTGGGAGAGCGATCCTAATTGGACAGGATTTAATAAAAAAGAACTGTCTGAGAGAGATACAAAACTTATTCGATATCTTGCAAAGCATAATCACTTTACTCCATTCTGTCATGCACAGATTAGTTTGCGCATCAAGTGCCCAATCTTTGTTCGTGCACAACTTGGCAAGCATCAGATTGGTCTTGTGATGAACGAGGTCAGTCGTAGGTACGTCACCTATGAACCTGAGATTTATACTCCACTTTGGAGAAGTTCTCCTACTGATGGAGCAAAGCAAGGCAGCAGTGGTCCAATTGAAGATATGGATACGTGCATCAAACTTCGTCAGGAGTATGATGGCGTTGCAAAGGAATGTTTGGATCTTTACAATAAACTTTTGGCTGATGGTGTTGCTCCTGAACAGGCGCGTTCAATATTGCCACAAGGAACTTATACGGAATTTGTGTGGACTGGTTCTCTCTATGCATTTGCCCGCGTTTATAACTTGAGAATCGATGCACATGCCCAATGGGAAATTCAAGAATATGCAAAAGCAATTGATAAATTAATTGCTCCACTTTTCCCGGTTTCGTGGCAAACTCTAACAACTAAATAAGAAACCCACTTAGGAATTTAATTATGGCCGAAATTTTATCACCATTTCAATCGTTTATTTTCATCTCTCGCTACTCTCGCTGGCTCAACGACCAAAATCGTCGTGAGACTTGGGATGAATGTGTAGATCGTTGGTGGAAATACTTTACGGGTAAGGTTCCGCAACTCGCAGAACGCCCTGATGTCAAGGAAGCAATTCTCAATTTAGAAGTTCTTCCTTCCATGCGCAGCCTGATGACTGCTGGTCCTGCATTGGATCATGATAACACTTGCTTGTACAATTGTTCTTATCTACCTATTGATTCTCTTGAATCATTTGCAGAACTATTTGTTGTTCTAATGAATGGAACTGGAGTTGGTTATTCTGTTGAACGCCAATACACAGATAAACTTCCAACAGTTTCAAATAAGATTGTTAAAAATTTTGATAATGTAATTGTGGTAGAAGATTCAAAGGAAGGTTGGGGAAATGCAATTAAAACACTATTGGCAAATCTTTACGAAGGTAGACATCCTAAATGGGATATCTCTAAGATCCGTGCAGCTGGAGCTAGGCTCAAGACTTTTGGTGGTCGTGCTAGCGGACCTGCGCCTCTTGACAATCTTTTCAAGTTCATCGTAAAGATTTTCTACAATGCACAAGGACGCAGACTGACTGCTCTTGAATGCCACGATGTTTGCTGTGCTATTGCAAATGCAGTTATCGTTGGTGGTGTTCGTCGTTCTGCCATGATTTCGTTGAGCGATCTTGCTGATCGTGAGATGGCACTCTGCAAGAGCGGTGCATGGTGGGATCAGGCTGGTTTCCGTTCGTATGCCAACAACTCTGCTGTTTATCGTGGTCGTCCTCCGATGGGTCAATTCCTTGAAGAGTGGACATCACTATACAATAGCCACAGTGGTGAACGTGGAATGATCAATCGCAAGGCACTACAGGAACAGGCTGCAAAGTCTGGCCGCGATCCAGACTGCGAGTATGGTACAAACCCATGCTCAGAGATTATTCTAAAGCCATTTGAATTCTGCAATCTTTCTACAGTCGTAGTTCGTCAAGACGATACTGCTGCAACACTGAAGAAGAAGATTGAGATCGCTACAATCATCGGTACTGTTCAATCTACCTTTACCAACTTCCCATACCTTCGTCCAGAGTGGAAGAAGAACTGCGAAGAGGAAAGACTGCTTGGCGTATCTATGACAGGTATTTTTGACAACAAGCTTACCAGTGGTTTGGAAGGCAAGCCAAAGCTTGTTCGTCTTCTTGAGACTCTTCGTGATCATGCGACCGCGACCAATCTCAAGTGGGCAGAGAAGTTGGGAATCAATCCTAGCAAGTCAGTTACTTGCGTGAAGCCTGAAGGCACTACATCGTGTTTGGTGGACTCTGCCTCGGGTCTGCATCCTCGCTAT